TGACCTCGGATACCCCCGTCTTCATGCTGCTTCGGGTAGCGCCGGTAGCGGTCACTCAATGCGATGCCGAGAAGGCAATCCCGCATCACCTCCCTATCATGGGAGAGGGACTCGATCAGGGCGGCGGCTTCGGTCATGTCCTCAAGAGCGCCGGGAGCCATGTAGCGCTTGAGCGAGCGTGTCAGCCTCTTCAGCCGATCGCATAACCCAGCCACGTCCGAGGGGGCTGCGGGAATGGGAGAGGGGGACGCCGCGTCGCGCTGGGCAAGTTCAGCCGCGAGGTCGTCAGAACTGTAGATGGTCATTGGTCATCGCCTTTCAGGTATTGGATGAAGGCCCCCACGAAGGCCAAGGTCAGCAGCGCGAGGAGAACAGCGCCCGCGATCAATGCGTCGGTCATCATGGTTCCTTCTCGGGAGATTGTTGGCGGGCAGCGGCGATGAGTTCCAGCACGGTGGCGGGGTTCTCAGATCGCCATTTGGCCCAGCTTTCGTCCGTCAACTTGTGCTGGACCCACTCAGGAATGTCCGGCGTCGGGGTGAACGGATTAGGGCCGCCGCTCGCTTGGCATCGCTCGCAAAGCGGCGCGCCGTGGTCATCAACAAAGCTAAGATGCTCGCCACAGAAGAACAGGCCGCAGCCGTGTTCGCCGCCGTAGGGTTCGCTACCGCAGACATATCCAAGGCCTCGGTCGATTTCCTTCCCGCATCCTGGGTGATCGCAGGTTGCCGGGACGCCGTATCCGATGTCGCGGTTCCAATTGCTGTCAAATCCGATTGCCCAGCTCATCCCTCGGCTCCTTCGGCTTTATGGGTGGCTTTCAGGACGGCGGCGCACAGGGCCAGCGCGGGGGTGTTGCCATCCGTCATCACCCGTTCTGCGTTGAACGTTCCGGACCGCTGGACCATCGCCCAGCCGTTGCCGTCGAAGTCGCGCTCGACCATGCAGCGACACCCCGGCAGCACCCGCTCCGCCAGAGCGAGGGCAGCGTCGAGGGAGGTGGTAACGGCGGGAGGATGAGCCACAGACCAGCCGCCCATTGCGTCCCAAATGGCCACGTCCAGTTCGAGGCTACCCGCCTCGGCTACCTCCAGCCGTGCTAGAAGATCAGTCATGTGACGTTCCTTTGGGGGTGGGGCTGGGTGCATCGGCGGTAGCCTCCGCCGACCTAGAGAGCTGGTGGACGATGGCGACGAGCCGCAGTATCGACACGTCCAGCGCCCGACACAGTTCCAAGGCGGTCGAAAGGGAGATGCGAGCGCGGCCCTTCTCGTACCGCTGCACAGCCTGAAAGGTCACGCCAAGCCGCTCGGCAACTTGCTTCTGTGTGACCCGAGCCTCTTCGCGGAGAATCAAGAATGCCCGCCCTATATGACGCTCCATCTCCGGTGTTCTGGCGCGGTTATCGGACCAGTGAGAACTGCCGGTGGCGGACCCCGGCTGGGTATGGAGCGAAGCGGAATGCGCCCTCATCCCTCATCTCCACTATTCCTGGTGGCGGTGGCGATTGCGGCATGGAAACGGGCGATGGCGGGCGAAACGTGGCCGCTGAACTCTCTGGCATCCTCGTCCGTCGTGATGCGGTTCTCGAAGTCAACGAGCCGGTCCAGCAGGAAAGCGCCAGTTCCCAGCAGTTCAGCATTCACCCCCTCTACAGGAGGGATTGGTTCACTCGCTGCGCTCGTACCCATCGAGACTGAGGCTGCGGGCGGGGGTGGCAGGGGCATCCAGTGGGTGGGGTTGGCCTTCATGATTTGGCCGTTGAAAGTGGCCAGCCCCCAATCGCCGCTGTCGAAAAGCATCCCTTCGGTGACGCCCCATCGCGGATCGAAAATGATGACCTTCTTGCCGCGCCGTGCCGTCTCAATCGGTTGCCAGCCCACAACACCCGTTCCGTGACCCTCGCCGGGGACGGAAGCCGAAGGCTGTTCGGGGGCGGTCATGCGAGCACCTGTATTGCGATGGCCAGCCACGCGACCTTGCAGAAAAGGTGGAGCGTCTGGTCGAAGTTGAAGGAGATGCGGCCCGCACACTTCAGGTCATCTATGACGAAGTGGGCAGCAGCCTCGGCAAGCCCAAGCCACCAAACGCCCGTGACCAGAGCGACAGCGCCGCCGTGGATTGCGGCATGGCCTCCAAGGGCCTGCCACCACGGAACGCCGGGGATGGGCGCTAGGCGGTTCTTCGCCTTGGACAGAAAGTCGCCCTGCAAGGGGTAGTCGCAAAGGGCGTGTGCGGCGATCAGGCCGAAGAACATGGGGGCGGCGTTCATGACCGCGCCTCCGCGTCGCTGGCCAATATCCAGAGGCTGATAAGGTTCTCGCCTTCGCCGGGCAGCAGGTTGCCGAGTTGCAGCGACCGACGCAGCGTTTCGAGTTGGTCGCGAGGGACAGCTACAACAGCCACATCCGTCGCACGGTGGGTATCGCGAAGCGATGAACCCTTATCTGCGGCTTCGGAGACAAGGCGGAAGGCGATGATGCGCTGAGACGGCTTTTCGCATTGGTGCCTCCACCAGTCATGACCGCCGCCTGCCCAGAAGTTGGACTCCATGCCAGCTTCTTCTAGGCCGTCAGAGAACCGGACCTCCACGCGCCGCCCCGGCACCGGGTTCGGCCCTCCGCTCCATGAAATCCAGCCGTCATCACCGGCAAAGCTGCGCAGTTCTTCGTCGGTCATCATTGGACGTGCTTCCAGGTTACGCCGTGGCGGGCGTTCCAAAGGGCGGTTGGCGACACGCCGTAATAGCGCGCCAGTTCAGCAGTGCTTTCGCCGCTGCGGCGGATTGCGCGGACATCGACCTCAGACAGTCGCGCGTGATTGGCGCTCGAACCGCGCCGCGTCTTGTGGCGACCCTTCCCAAGCATATCTTGGGTGTTGTCGCTCAGGGTGCCGACCCGAAGATGGTCCGGGTTGCAGCATCGGCGCACGTCGCACAGGTGCAACACCACCTGATCGCCAGCGTCCACGCCTCCAAAGACACGGAGACTGACGCGGTGAGCGGAGAACACCTTTTGGTCTATCGTGATCGCGCCGTAGCCGCGTCGCTCTCCGCCCGACCAAAGCCAGCAGCCGGTGTTCGGCTCAAACTCAATCCACCTGAGAAGACGCTCTTTCAGGTTTTGCCTCTGGAAACGATTGCGCTGTCCGCGCGACCATTGAGCAGCCCAGCGGGGGTCCGCAGTCACCGGTCCCGGCTTAACGTCTCTATTGGTCATTGGTCGGCTCCATCTTTCTGGTTCATTCCGCCGATTGCATCGGCTCCATACCCGGCCAGCTTGTCGCCAGCGTTCCGGCTAGCTTTCGTCGGCAGCTTGCGGCCCTTGGGCCATGCGTTCGGACGCGACGGGATGGCTTTTCGCTCTCGCCGGGTGCCGTTCTCGCGGGCAATGATGCGGTTGCACTTGGCGATTGCCGGCTGGTCCTTCTTCGCCGTCTTCGCCTTCGCGCATGGCGTCCGCCACAGTTCGCGGTTTTCCAGATCGTTCGTTCCACCGAGGGCCAGGGCGATGCGGTGTTCATCCGTCACGCCTTCGGTCAGCGCGTTCAGCTTCTCTCCGCACGGACAGGCGCATCGGCCCGACTGGCGCACGGCAAGCTCGATCACCTCACGACGGGCAAGCGGGCGGCGGGGTTCGATGACGACGGCGGGACGGTTCATGCGGCCCTCCGAAGGTCGGCGGTCTCGACACCGATCAGGTCTGCAATCACGTCCAGAACCGCAGCCTTGGACTCCTGAAACACCTTCGCGCCCATCGCCTTCATGGATTGGCTGTGCGGGGTAAGGCGGGTCACGGACGCCCCGTCCTGAACCACCTGAACGCCATCCTTCGCACCCGACCGGACGAACCCGGCGAGCCGCAGGGCTTCCGCCTTGGACGACGCGACGAGGGTTTCCACATCGCAGAACCTGGCCTTGCACAAGGCGTAGTGGCGAAGGCTGTCCGGCGTCGGGAAGCGGCCCGACAGATGCTCCGGCAGGCTCTCCCATGCCTCGCCAACGATGGCGAAGAACTGATCGTGCGAAGCCTTGGACCGGGGCCGCTCCGGGTCGATCAGGACAACCTCGCCCGCGCCGTAGCGGTCGCCCGCGTCCAGCAAGGAGCGACGGTTGGCGGGCTTGAACGCCTCGCCCGTCCAGATGCATTGAAGCGGCCCCGACATTGTTACGCCTCGCCGTTGAAGGCCGGGCGCACGAACGGAATGTCGTCGCTCAGGTCATAGGCCGCCGTGCGAGTACCGCCCCGCTGGCTGTCCTGATGATCTCCACCGCCACCGCCTCGGGCCACACCCGAAGCATCGCCGCCACGAAACCCGTCGTCGGAGCCGCCCTCAGTCTTTCCGCCAAGCAGCGTCAGTTCGCCGTTGAAACGCTGGAGGACAATCTCGGTCGTGTACTTCTCGACGCCTGCCTGTTCATATTTGCGGGTCTGGAGCGAACCCTCCAGATAGACCATCGACCCCTTCTTGCAGTAGTTCTCGACTACCTTGACGATGTGGTCGTTGAAGATGACCACGCGGTGCCACTCGGTCTTTTCCTTCTGCTCGCCCGTTGCCTTGTCGCGCCAGCTTTCGGACGTTGCCAGCGACAGATTGGCCACCCGGTCGCCGCTGTTGAGCGTGCGGATTTCCGGGTCGCGGCCCAGCGAGCCGACCAGGATTACTTTGTTGACGCTTCCGGCCATTAGGCGGCTTCCTTGAGTTGAGCGCCGTAGCGCGTGTTGAGGTCGATAATCCGGGCGTCGAGTTCACCCAGGAACGCCGCCACTTCGGCCTCCATCGCGGCGATCAGGTCGCCATCGCGGGGGATGCGGGTCACGAACAGACGCAGGTGTTCGGGCAGGCGCGGGTCATAGCTGGCGAAGTCGCACCACTGGCGACCCGTGCAGGCCATCTGCCACATCATCTGTGTGACGTACTTCCCGGCAGGCTTGCCGCTGGCCAGCGTGTCCAGATGCGTCGCGGTGTTCGGGCACTTGATCTCAAGCAGGCCGTCGTCACCGATCAGCCCATCCGGTGAAGCGCCGGCCATCGCAATGGTCGGATGGTCAACGAAGGCGATCTCCGACACGTCGTTGTCGGTGTGGAAGCAGTACGCCGCGCGGGCCTCCGGCTCCTTGTCCGTTCCCCATTGCATCGCGGCATTGGAAAAGAACGGCTGCGTCTCTCCGGTCATCCGCTCGCAAAGCAGTTCGGCCATGTAGTTTGCGCGCGAGGTCGCGGGACCAGATTTGGTCTTGGCGATCAGGTCGGCCACGCGGGAGGCCGTGACCTTGCCGCGCCGGATGTCGTGCCACTCGGGCGAGCCTTGGGCGATCACTTGGCTTTCGCCTTCGCGTTCAGGGCGGCGATAGCGGCGGCGTATTTGCTCGCCGGAATGTCAGCCACGGACGGAGCGCCGATGTAGGTCAGGAACGGCGCGATCTTGGAGCCGGTGGAGTCGATCAGCTTGCGGATTTCATCGGCCTGGTCGTCGGTCACAACCGCGCCAGCGCCAGCCTTCTTGCCGTCGTCGTCCTCGCCGAGCGAGGTGATGTTGAGCAGGGCGAACGCGGTGTACCGCTTGCCGTAACTGACCGAAGAGCCGATGGCCTGAACGTTGTTCTTGCTCCCCGTGGAGTCCATCGGGAGGCTCAACATCGTTTCTTCGGCATGACCCAGCCGGTGCGAGAGGATGCCGGTAACCTCGACCCGGTCAGCGTCCTTCTTGACGCGGAACGACAGGGCGAAGCCGAACTCGGCCAGAGTGGGCCGGATAGCCTCGTTGACATCCTCCCAGAGCGCGTAGGGCGTTTCGTGGCCGGTCTTGCCGTCCTTCGCCGGGACCGAGATCGTGCCTTTGCGGCCAATCACGGGAAGGTTGGGCTGCATCTCGGCCAGAGCTGCAAAGTAGGCTACCCGCCCTTCCCGCTCGATGATGCGTTCATGCATCTGGAGAAGGCGCTCCATCTTGTCGATGTCCACTTCCGGGTTGGTCGCGGCGCGCTCAATCACGGCGATCAGCCCGGCGGACTGCGAGACCACGGGAGCCTCATGAATGGTCGCAATCTCTTGCTTCTTGGCGGCGGCAGTCATTGGAAAACCTCGTTGGCGTAGAGGCGGCGTTCCCCGCCGCAATGGTCACAGGTGAAGGTGTCCGCGTCGCAGTAGGGGCAGACGACAAGGTCGCCCTGGCGCGGTGCGCGAAAGGTCCAGCCGCCTTCCCCGGCCAGCTTGTTGGGCTGACGCGGGGCCTTGGTGGGTGATTGGGGGGTGGTCACAGCAGCACCGCCGAGAACAGGCTCGCCGCAATGACGATGCAGCCGAGGACGGCCAGCGCGATGTGCATCCGGCTCGGTTCACGCTCCGGGTCATCACGACGGGCGCGGTCTGCGAGATACAGTTCGGCGCGGCGGGTCAACGTCACTTCCCATTCCGGGTTGGCGACAAGGCCGAGCGGATGCGGGCGGTCGTCCTGAAACATGGTCATGCGGCTTGCTCCATCGAAGGGGTTTCAGCGGCTCGCCAGTCCGCTTCCGTGGCTACGGACAGCCGGGCCATCGCAAGGGCGTCCAGAGCGGCGTAGAGGGTGTCCTCAACCACTCGGGAGTAGCGTTCAGCCATCTCAGGCTTGAGGTTCGCGTGAGAGGCGGTGAGCGCGGCGTAGGTCGCGGCGGTCTCGGCCAGTTCAGCGGCGCGGAGGAGTTCGGCGCGGTTCATGCCGACACCCGCGCGGCTTGAGCTTCCTCGGCTTTCGCCTGTTCGGCTTCCCAACAGTCGCCGCAGCTGATCTCGCCGGTTTCGTTGAAGGCTTCCTCGTCCGGGCGGAACTCGTCGTCATCGCCGCAAATCTGGCAACCGCCAGAGTGAGCGTGAACGGCGTCGTAAAACGCCCATGCTTTCCGGTGCGCGCTCATGCCGCCCTCGCTGTCGCTGCGGTGTGAGGGATATGCCGTCCGGTGGCCCGGTCCCATTTGCCGAAAGCCCGATCAAGCTGGGCCTCGACCTCCTGCAAGATTGCTTGCTGCGAGGGAGAGAGGGCGACAGCGCGAGGCTCTACGGGGAACCAGTGGGCACGCCGGCCACCGGCGGAATACACACCGTCCTTGCGGTCGTTGTCGTAGGACTCTGCGTCGCGTCCTGCGTCTCGGTCGTTGATGCTGGCCATGTGGCGTCCTCCCTTGGTGTTGGGGAGATATTACGCCGAGTAACGGATATGTCCAGAAGAAAATCACTGCCGGTAACGCATTTTCCCTTTTTGGCTTAGTGGTCCCGCCGCGACTGAATCAGCAGGTTCCTGATTTCGCGGAGATAGTCAGCCGCTTCATCGGCCTTCTTGCAGAGGTGCCAGAGGAGCGCCGGGCAGCAGACGATTGCGATAATCAGGACGGTGCGCTGCCACTCAGACATAACGGTTCTCAATGGCGCGAACGAGCGGCGGGGCGATATACGCCAGCACCGGCACGATCAGGGGCCAGCCAAAAGCCATCACCACGGAAGCGACACAGGCGGCGACCGCCCCAGGTATCCAGCCGGCCACCAAGCCGCCCAGCCCGTACTGATGAGCGGCGCTCGCCCATAGCCATACAAACACGGCAAGAGCGGTTAGCCCGCCAAGGATCAGGCCACCGCCGATATAGATGACAACCCAGTTGTCGCGCAGCCAGCTCACCCAGTCCATTAACCCCTCCGACCGTTTTTGACGTACCCGTCAGGCAATCTTGAGAAGCTGGATGATCGCATCGGCTGCTGCGGCTTGCCGGGCCTCCGGGGCCTCTCGTAGGGCGTCGATCATCCGGCGCTCTACAGGCGTCAGGTGGTCATCGCTGGCGTCGGGGCTTCCCTCCCCCGTCAGCAGCCACGTCCAGTTGACCGCGAACTTCTTGGCGAAGCGGGCGGCGGTCTGGTGGTCTAGGGGGATGTGTTTCGAGGAACCTGGCTGGCGCTCGTAAGCGCGATATGTGCCAGCCTTGATACCTAGGCTTTCGGCTGCGGCTTCCGCGTTCGGTGACAGGCCGTTGGTTTCCTGCCAGCGCATCCGCGACCAGCGAAGCCGATCCCACGTTCCCTCGGTATCCTGCCAGCGCGCTTTCATGCTCCAGACGTTACCGCCGGTTCCGTGACCGCGAGTGATATTCTGCTTGCGTCCGCCTATTACTGCGAGTAACGTCTGACACATGACGCACTCCGAAATCGTAGGCACCCTCGGCGCAAAGACCATCGCAGAACGCATCGACGTTCCGGCGGGTCGTGTCCGGGTCTGGAAGTTCCGCAACGTCATCCCGCGTTCGGCTTGGGCCGAGCTGATCGACGCCTTTCCCACCATCACGCTTGAGAAGCTGAAGGCGGGCGAGACGCAGTGACCTACCGCTCGCCATCCGCAACGAAGAAAGCCCCGAGCGTGGCCCTGAGCCATGCGGCGGCTTCCTTCCGCGTTTGTGCGACGGCCTCGTCGTATTCCCTGCCCCGGATGCGGACCACGCTGGAGTGGGCCTCGAACTCGGCCAGCGTCTCTGCAATGGCCCGGAGGTATCGTTGCCGGGCCTTGGGTTTGAGCGTCCTCAACTGCGCTCGCAGGATGACTGCGGTCAGCGTCAGCTCTGCGGACGGCTCGGGAAGCTCGCCCGGCGTCACGGATTGCTCGGGTCGGCTTGGCATAGCGGCTCCCGTCGTCGCCCCCCGGCGAACGAGTGCCAGTAGCCACGGCCACGCTTTCCCGCGCAAGGGGAAAAGCTGCCGCACGGTGCCGGTTAACCACGTTGTCCCACAAGAGGAAAAGGGCGCATCAAGCGCCCCCTCCCTGTTGCCGATAATGCCGCGCCAGCCTTCGCAGGGTTCGCGCTGTGTCTCTGTCTTGCGTCTCAGCCGCCCGTTCGCAGCGGTCGGCTCCCCGCAGGTATTCGTCGCGCGTAATCCGAACTCGCCTCTCAAAGCACACCCGGATCACGTCGCCCATCTGTCGGTCCTCAAGTCGCGTCCCTCGCTGGGAACTCCAGCAACATGAGGGCTTCCGCGATGACTGTATTCTCCAACGATGGGGACTTTCTCCCCCGGCTCGGTCTCGACCGATCCATTGCCGATGCGCTGGCGGTTTACGTCCAGCAGTCCTTTCCCGCGCTCGGACGCCGCAAGGCTGTCGCGAAGGAATGGGGCCTCGGCACCGAGGAAGCCCGCACCGTGATCGAGGGCCGTCCGTCAAAGGCGACCCTGGATCGCATCTTCAAGCATCCGAACGGCGGATGGCGCGTGATCTTGCCCGTCATGGGCGCGGTCGTGGGCCAAACCGCCGACGCCTTCATCATCGCAGAGCAAAAGAGGCTG